GACAAATAGTCTTTTAATACATTTTCAACTGTTGTATGTATGTTTGATGTATTATCAGCTGTCAGCCTAACTGATATATTTATCATAACAGGTGACGCACTGACCACTGTAACTTCTGCACCGATTGGTCTGTTTTCCTCAATGTGCTCTTTCACTTTTGAAATAAGTTCACTGTCTGCGGGACGGTTATCAGCATCTACAATTACTATTTTTACTGTCCCCGCTCCGTTCCAAAGCGGTATTACTTTTACATCTCCTACTCCGCTTACTTCTTTTGCCCATTCAATATAATGATATTTATTTCCGCTGACATTCGGACGTGACACTTTTTCAAGGTA